ATGAGAAAGACCAAGAACGAGATTTTGAAATTACAAAACTCTGGTTTTTATCGCGATATTGAATTGCCTGAGCCTTCCCGAGCGAAGGAAGATATTCAGAGTGCAAAAGATAAAGAGACCGGGTTTAACGACCTGAGTGACGATAGATATACTTTATACGAGTGCCATGTAGACTTGGACCTCGATGGATTTCAAGATGTTGACGAAGATGGAAATGAAACGGGAATTATGTTCCCTTATGTCGTGACCATCATTAAGGGTACGAATGACATTTTATCCATCAGGAGGAATTGGAATGAAGGTGATACGCTCAGACTCAAGCGCCAGCATTTTGTCCACTACCAATACATACCCGGCTTTGGCGCTTACGGGTTCGGCCTCTTCCACCTCATTGGCGGGTTTGCTAAATCTGCCACCAGCATCATGCGACAACTCGTTGATGCAGGAACTCTTTCAAATCTGCCTGGGGGACTCAAGTCCAGGGGCCTGCGCATTAAGGGCGATGATACCCCAATTGCTCCGGGCGAATTCAGGGACGTAGACGTAGCATCAGGAAATATCCGCGACTCTATCCTTCCACTCCCCTATAAAGAGCCCAGCCAAGTTCTTTACAGCTTGCTCAATAACATCGTTGAAGAAGGCAGACGTTTTGCTGCTACTGCCGATATGTCTATATCAGATATGTCAGGCCAGGCTCCTGTAGGAACAACACTAGCTTTACTCGAGAGACAGCTAAAAGTATTGTCAGCCGTTCAAGCGCGTACACACTTTGCTCTGAAGCAGGAGCTCAAGCTTCTCAAGAACATCATCCGCGACTATACCGATGAAGACTATAAGTATGATCCTGAGTATGGCGGCAGAAAGTCCAAGAAAGATGACTACGATAAAGTAGACATTATTCCTGTATCAGATCCTAATGCAGCTACAATGTCCCAGCGCGTTGTGCAGTATCAAGCTGTGATTCAGATGGCTCAGATGGCGCCACAGATCTATGATCTGCCACAGCTGCACAGATCCATGTTGGATGTTTTAGGGATTAAAAATGCAGAAAAACTGGTTCCATTACCCGATGATCAAAAGCCTACGGATCCAGTATCTGAGAATCAAGCGGCGCTTAAAGGCAAGCCACTGAAAGCGTTTTTATTCCAGAATCATCAAGCGCACATTCAGGTCCACCAGTCCATGTTGCAGGATCCTGTAATCATGGCTGTTATTGGACAGAACCCCCAAGCTCAGCAAATCATGGCGGCTCTTCAGGCGCATATGGCCGAGCACATGGGTTATGTGTATAGACAGAATATCGAGGAACAGCTCGGAATGGCATTACCTCCCGAAGACGAGAAGATGTCTCCTCAACTCGAGACTGCATTGTCAGGTATGATGGCCCAGGCAGCTCAACAAGTTGCACAACAACACCAAGCTCAAGCCGCACAACAGCAGGCCCAACAGCAAGCACAAGATCCTGTACTGCAAATGCAACAACAGGAATTGGCAATTGCCCAGCAAGAAGTGCAGATCAAAGCACAGAAGCAAGCGACTGAAGCTAAGTTGGCTGAAGGTAGATTGCAGCTTGATGCGATGAAAGTTGGCGTTGACATTAAGAAAGCCCAACATCAAATTGATTCAAGAGATGCCCAAGTTGGAGTTCAGACGGGTGTAGACATCGCCAAACACAGGGCGCAACAAGATCTTACGGCTCGCCAAGCCGCTTTAGAACATGGCAGAGAGTTGATGCAAACAGACATCGACGCCAAGAAAACAGCCTTGAAGCACGGTGAAAACCTGGCCGATAGACTGCATACCATTGGTAAAGAAAAGCTGGATAAAGAACAGCAACGCTTACAAATGGAACAGCAAGCACGGATCGCAAGGTCCCAACCAAAAGGAAAATCTAACGAATGATTGACCAATTCGCAAGCGTATTGCGCGAAAAAATACGAACTGACATGAACAATTATGCCGATGATATGGCTGGTGGTGCGTGTCGCTCTTTTGAAGAGTATCAAAAACTTTGTGGGGTGATTTCAGGCCTAGCCATCGCAGAGCGTTATTTACTTGACCTGCTTAAAGAAAGTGAAGAAGATGAGTAATTTGATACTCCCCCCAGGCGTTTCTATGCCTGAAACCATCCAACCCGTGGAGGCCCCACAAGAGGATGCAACGCCTGAAGAAAAGGCGACTGTTCTGCCAGAGCCAGCAGGTTACAAGATTCTTTGCGGAGTGCCCGACATTTCCGACAAGATTGACGGTACCGACTTGGATTTGGTTAGACCCTCCCAATTTGCAGCGCAAGAACAACACGCCACAACCGTATTGTTTGTGTTGAAAGTTGGCCCAGAGGCGTATACAGATAAGACCCGTTATCCATCAGGTCCTTGGTGCAAGCCAGGCGACTTTATCTTAACTCGTACTTATTCTGGTACGCGATTCAAAATCTTCGGCAAAGAGTTTCGTTTAATCAATGAAGATCAAGTCGATGCTGTAGTCCAGGACCCTCGCGGAATCAGCCGCGCATAAAGGAAAATCATGAACGACCAATTCAAGTTTCCCGATGAAATTGAAAATGAAACTCCAACTCCAGAAGTTGAAGAAGAAATTGAGATTGAAATCGTAGACGACACTCCCGAAAGGGACAAAGGCAAACAGCCCTTAAACAAGGAAGTTGCTGACCCCACAGATGACGAGATTGCAAACTATTCACAGAATGTTCAAGCTCGCATTAAAGAATTAACTCACGCCAGACATGACGAGAGACGTAAGGCTGAAGCAGCTTTGCGTGAGAAGCAAGAGCTCGAAAGACTGACCCAACAACTTCTTGAAGAGAATAACAATCTCAAAAAGAACGTTAATACAGGCCGCGAGATTATTGTTTCTTCTGCAAGAGAGAAGGCTGAAGCTGATTTGGTATTGGCAAGAAAACAGTACAAAGAAGCTCAAGAGGCTTATGACACTGATGCCATTATTGCGGCTCAAGAAGCTCTGGCAGAGGCCAAATGGAAGATCGAGAACCTAAAAAATTATCGAGCTACCCCTTTACAGGAAGACAAAACTCCTGTACAAAGTCAACCTAGACAGACTCAAACTGTACAACCGGACGAAAAATCCCTGCGCTGGCAGGCAAGAAACCAGTGGTTCGGATCGAATGGGTTTGAAGAAGTTACCAGCTACGCATTAGGGCTGCATCAAAAACTAGTCAATTCGGGCACAGACCCGCGTTCCGATGAATACTATGAACAAATAGATTCACGCGTCCGTTCAAAGTTCCCAGAAGTATTTGGTGAACCAGAACAAAAATCGGCACCTGCCGCAAAGCGTCCTTCAACGGTTGTTGCTCCTGCGTCAAGATCGACTGGCGTGAAAAAGGTTCAACTTACTCCGACGCAAGCTGCGTTAGTGAAGAAGTTTAATCTTGATCCCAAGAAATATTACCTTGAACAACAGAAATTGGAGGCACAAAATGGTTGATGTTAAAAAAACTCGTGATCTAGAAACCCGTGACAAGGAAGTTCGCAAGGACTATAAACCTGCGAGCACCCTGCCGGATCCTATACCGGAGCCTGGATATGTGTATCGTTACATAATGACGCACTTATTAGGCAAGCCCGACACCACTCGTTTGTCTCGCATGAGACGCGATGGCTGGGAACCAGTAAAGGCATCGGACCATCCTGAGTTGATGATTGAAGGAAATAACGAAGGAAACGTTGAGATTCAAGGATTGATTCTTTGCAAAAACAGCGTGGAAAATATGGAAGCATATAATCGTTATTACGCCAAGCAAGCAGCAGATCAGATGGAGTCAGTGGACAATAGTTTCATGAAAGACAATGATCCAAGAATGCGCAAGTTTTCGGAGAGAACCTCCACGACTAGCCGTTCTGGATTTTGATAGTTCTTATTTCAAAGGAAACTTAAATGGCTTACCCAATCGTCTCAGCCCCTTACGGGTTTAAAGCGGTCAGTGAGTTTGGTGGTTTACCCTATGCTGGTTCTACTCGCATGTATCCCATCGCTACTGGCTACTCTACCAACTTGTTCAATGGCGACATTGTTCAGTTGTCTGGTGGTACTATTGTTACCACCACCATGTCTGCTGCATCCTCACCCGGTACAGCAGTTGCAGGTACTTTAGGTATCTTTGTTGGCGCAGAGTACACAAACTCTTCAAGCCAAATCGTTCGCGGTCAATACTGGCCAGCAAGCACATCATCTAACTACGCAGTTGGATATGTAATTGATGATCCAAGAACCGTGTTCAAAGCTGCTGTTGTTGCTCAAGGTACTTCCTTGTCTAACACTGCTTCTACAATCGGCTATATCAACCCAACATTCATTGGCACCAATGTATACGCTATCACTGGCGGTACAGGTAGCACCATTACTGGTGACTCCGCAATGGCCATCTCTGGTGGTGTTGTTAGCTCTGGTACTTCTGGTAACACTCGCGTTACATCAGGATTGCCTTTCCGCGTTGTTGGCGTTGTACAAGACACAGCCGTTACCGTTTCAGCTACTGCTTCTACTTCTGGTTCAAGCACAACTGTGACATTGACTGCTGCTAATACAGCTATTCAACCTGGTATGCAACTGATTGCTCCAAGCGGCACAGGCTCTGCACAAGGTAACTACATTTATGTTGTTACAGTGTCTGGAACTACTGTGACTGTTAACAGCGCAGTAACGTTGGCTACTGGTTCTTCAGTGGCTTTTGTAGGTTATCCCGAAGCATTAGTCGTATGGAACCAAGGTTTCCAGGGTATGACTAATGGCACTGGCGTTTAATTAAGGAGCACATAAATGGCTATTTCACGCGCACAACTATTGAAAGAGCTGCTCCCAGGCTTGAACGCTTTGTTCGGTTTGGAGTATGCACGTTACGGCGAAGAGCACAAAGAAATCTACGAAACAGAGAAATCTGAGCGTAGCTTTGAAGAAGAGACCAAATTGTCTGGTTTCTCTGCTGCTCCAGTCAAGGCTGAGGGCACAGCATTGTCTTATGACAACGCACAAGAAGCCTTCACAGCTCGTTATAACCACGAGACCATTGCTCTTGGATTCTCAATCACTGAAGAGGCGATTGAAGATAACTTGTACGACAGCTTGTCTGCTCGCTACACCAAAGGCTTGGCCCGCGCTATGGCTTATACCAAGCAAGTTAAGGCAGCTGCCGTATTGAACAATGGCTTCAACCCCACCGTCGTTGGCGGTGATGGCGTGTCTTTGTTCTCTACAGCTCACCCCTTGGTTTCTGGTGGCACTAATGCCAACACTCCATCTACTCCTGCTGACTTGAATGAGACTTCTCTTGAGAATGCCGTTATTCAAATCGCAGCATGGACAGACGAGCGTGGCCTTTTGATCGCTGCACGTCCCAAGAAATTGATCGTTCCTCCAGCATTGATGTTCGTTGCTACTCGCCTCTTAGAGACTGAGTTGCGCGTTGGTACAAACAACAACGACATTAACGCATTGAAGAACAATGGTTCCATTCCTGAAGGCTACACTGTCAATCACTTCTTGACAGCGCCCAA